GCGTTCGATCTGACCCAGGGCCGCAGCCAAGGCGCGTTTCTTGTTGTCGTCCATTGAAACCCTCACGTGTTCGACTTGGCCCTGATGGCCGGAATACCTGTATAAGTAGCCAGTATTATTCCACAGGGAAGCGTTTGAGCAAACCCCTGTCGTCGAATTACTCGGCACCAAGCTGTAACAAGCCGTCTAACGCGGCGATCACCGTCTGTCGCCGCACGGTTTCGCGGTCGCCCTCGAACTGGCGCCGCTCACTGAACACGTGATCGCCATCGGCCCAGGCCAGCCACACAGTGCCCACCGGTTTGGCCGGCGAACCACCGTCGGGCCCGGCCACACCACTGACCGCCACGGCGAAGCGCGCGCCGCTGGCTGCCTGGGCGCCGCGGGCCATGGCCTCGACCACCTCCTGGCTGACCGCGCCCACCTGCGTGAAGAGCGCGTCAGCGACGCCAAGCTGGCGAGTTTTCTGGGCGTTGGAATAGGTCACGTAACCGGCCTCGAACCATGCCGAACTGCCAGGGATGCGGGTAATGGCTTCGGCGATGCCGCCGCCGGTGCAGGATTCGGCAGTCGTAACCTGCGCTTTGAAGCGGCGCAGGTGTTCGCCAAGGCGGGCGGAGAGAACGGTGATCGGGTCCATGGTCGGTTCCTGGAAGAGGGCTGAGCGACACCCTAGCATTTGAGCTGGACGAGCGGGACAGACATAGTTCTGTCTCATGCAAAAACTCAATGCCGCACCCCCCGCACATAATCCTGGCACGCTCGCAAGGCAATCAACCCCCGGTCCCCCTCATCGGTGATGGCGATAATTCGTCGAGCATGCGCCGGCTCAAGTCGGGCGCGTAGGGTTGCATGATCCACGCCGCCGGCGCCGGTGGCGGCAGGCACTGCGGCACAGGTGGTGTCACGCTCGACCAGGACCGACAGGCGCAAATCGGCAGTAGCGAGACGATCACGCAGGCGAGCTTGAGACTGTTGCGCATCGGCAAGTTCCTTGAAATGACGGTGTTCACTGGCCGCCAGACGTTGCTCCGCGGCCTGGCGCTGCGCGCGCTCGGCGAGCTGCTGCGCCGCCATGGCTTCGGCCTGCGCTTGCGCCTGTTGTGCCAGCTGCCGCCCGTAGCGCCAGCCCTGGACGTGCCAGGCCAGCGCCACGGCCACCAGCAAGGCGAACGCACCCAGCCCCAGTTGCCATCGGCTCAACACAGCACCTCACGTGCCCGCGCCCAGAGCTTCAGGCGGTCCTCCAACCCGTTCAGGCCACCATTGATATGGCGCGTGATGCGGTTGAACTCGCCTCGGTCGGCGAGGGCATTGAGCCCGCGCGAATGCCAGAACCACGCCGCCGATTCACAGGCCCAGCGCGGCTGTTCGAGCAGTTGTGGCTGCGCCAGCAGACGCTCGTCGCCGAACAGCGCACGGCTGCAGGCCTGGTAGTTGTTGCGCCCGGTGACCTGGATCAGGCCCCGCCCGCAATACAGCTGGCCGTCACCATCGGCTTGGGGGGTGTTGCCCAGGCGCAGGGCCAGGCTGCCGGTGTCGTAGCGCGCCAGGTAACGTTCGCTGCCCAGCTCCTTCACGTAGCGGAACTGCCCCGACTCATGCCCGACCTGGGCCAGGAAAGCCGCCACGCGCCTGGGGTTGTCGATCTCCCAGCGTGGCAGCGTGACATTCAGCGCCGAAAGAAAAACGCCCGCGACAGGGCGGGCGTTGGGCAGGATTTGTAGCAATTGTGGTTCGGTAAGCATGTCAGACCTCCTTCCTTGTGTGCAGGGAATGCCCCTTCAAGCCTTGGCCGCCGCCTGGCGCCGCGGCGCCACGCCTTTGGCCTTCACCTTGCCCGCCTTGCCGCCATTGCCTTGCACCGTGGTGCGCCAACCCGAGCCGGTCAACACGTGCTCCACCGCGTCGATCTGGTACTGGCCATCAAGGCCGAGGGCAAAGCCCTGCAGGTCGATGCTGCGTTCGGCGAACAGGTCGGTGCGCCCGGGCAGGTCGAGGCGCACGTTGGCGGTATCGCGGTTGAAGCTGGCCAGGCGGGCCTTGGCCGCCTGCTCGGCGGCTGCGCGGTTGGGGTACAGATGGCGATCGGTATGCACCGGCCGCCCCTCCTCGGCGGCATCCTCATTGCTGAGCTCGACCGTTTTCAGCTCGCCACTGGCACTGTCCTGATGGCGCGTGCGCACCGCCTTGCGCGTGGCTTTGTCATCCAGGCGAAAGTGCCACTGGCTGACGTCGCTGCGGGCAATATTGACCACATCGAGCGGCTTGCCGCTGGCGCTGCGCCCTGCCTGGCGCGGCAGTACCAGCAACTGGCCGTTGGCGAGCTTGGCGGTGCAGTCGTACTGGCGGGCCAGGCGGGTGATGAAACTGAAGTCCGATTCGTTGTACTGATCGACCCGCGGTACCTGCCGGGTCACCGGGCAGATCGCCTGCCAGCCATTGCGGGCACCGATCTCGGCGACGATGCGCTGCAGGGGCACGGCCTCCCAGCTACCGCTGCGGATGGTCCGGCCGCTGCCACGCAAGTCGCTGGCCTTGCCGCGTATCACCAGGGTATCGGGCGGGCCGGACAGCTCCACTTCGTCCACGGTATAACGGCCAAGCAGGGTCAGTGGCTGCCCGGCGTAACCCAGGTACACCTCGATCACCGCGCCACGGGACGGCAGCGCCACGGCGCCGTCACGGGCATCGATGCGCAACTCGAAGTCGTCGGACTCCATGCCGGGTTTGTCGGTGGTGCGCAGCAACAGCAGACGGTCGTTGATCAATGCCGTGATGTCCTGGCCATCGGCCTGGATGCGAAATTGCGGTTGCATGGCATCAGTCCCAAAGCTGTACGGTGCTGGCCGCGGCTGTTGCTACGTCAGGCAAGCGGATCGTCACCCCGCTGCGAAACGGCTGGTGCTCATCGGCCAACCCCTGGTTGGCTTGCAGCACGGCTTCGACGCTGCCGTCGAGGTGCCCGTAATAGTGGTGACAGAGGGTATCGAGCAGGTCGCCCTCAGACGTTTTGCAGATCTTGGCCATAGCTGACGAACTCCAGTGAGAAACCTTGTTTGCGTGGAATGCCGCCGGCCAGCAAGGCGCCCTGTTCTTCCTCGATGCTGGTCAGGCACCACGTACCCAGGACTTCGCCGTAACCGGTGGTCAGCGACAAGGGCAGCAGTTGGCGGCCGATGCCGCGCAGCGCCTGCAACTGGCCGAGGCCGCCCTTGAAGCCGGGGAAGATCGCCCCGCGAATACTGATGGTTTCCTCGCCCAGGCTCACCGCTTGTTGCGCGCCGTCGCGGCTCAAACGCTCCTGGCCGGCCCAGCGAAAACGGGTTTGCCGGCGCAACTGGTCGAAGGCGGCGGTGTCGAGGTTGAAGTAGTACGGTGGCGCGTTCGCCTTCAGCGGCTGCAGCACCAGCAGGTGCGGGAACGGTTTGATCGCCTGTGCTGCTGGCGTTGCCTCGGGCGCAAAGCCCAAGGTCGACAGCACACCACGGGCGACCGCACGCGCATCGCCGATCACCCGGCGTATGGCCGCGCCCGCCTTGCCCAGGTGCTCGGCGAAGGCATCGGCGTGATCGCGCACCTTGCGCACCACGTCGACGGTCTGGTCATACTTGGCAATGACGCTGTCGACGCGCTGCTTCGCCGAATCGATCGCGCGCATCGTGCGTTGCAGGCGCTTGCCGATCTGCGGGCCAATCCATGGCAAGGCTTCGAGTTCGGCGGCCGCTTCCTTGGCATGGCCGACCGCCTGGCTCATGGGGTCGAGCATGGCGTCGGCACGCCGACGCCCCTCCTCGCCGGCCTTGACCAAGGCGTGCAAGGCGCCTTGGAGCTGTTCCAGATAGGTCATGAAAGATCCTCAGGCGTAAATGGGATCGGAAAGCTGGGTAGCCGTCTGACGGCTGATCAGCTCTTCAAGCGTGCGTCGCACCATCGCCTCCAACCGCTGCATGACGGCAGGATCATCAGGGCTGCCGTAAAGCGTTACCGGCATGTGGCTATTGAAGGTGTAGTGCGGGTTGATCGGCTGAGGCGCTGTGGCCGAGGGGGTGAGCGGACTGGCCGGCTCTGGCAATGCTATGGCTGCCGGAGGCACACGCATGGGCAATGGCCGCTCATCCAACGCCTCGCGCGAGGTGGGCCGAAGCAGCGACACGGGCGCCAGTGGCGGCTGCCTGACTGGCCTGGCCTGAATCGCGCCAGCGTGAGCCAGCAGTTGCCCGGCGAGCCGAGTGCCGACCTGCTCATCGAGAAATTCCGCCTTGGGCAGCGGGGTGAGCGACTGCTTCAGCGGATCCAGCAGTGACACCTGAGCCAACGGGCGTCCCGCCTTCTGCTGCTTTCGCGCCTGTTCTGGCGCTGACAACAGGCGCTTGCCGGTTTGCGTCCCTAGCTGAAGGTCAAAGAATGGCTGGGCCGGAACGCGCGTGACGAGCTGCTTGGCTGGGTCGAGGAGAGAAACGGCAGGCAAGGGCGTGCGAGCCTCAGGCGGACGATTATCCCCGGCCAGTTGCCGAGCGCCCCACCCTCCCAATCCGGTACCGAGTTGGTCACCCAACGTCCCGCCGACTGTCATGCCGATCGAAGGGTTGATGAAAGGCAAGAATCTTTTGACGACCGCCCCCCCTGCCACTGAGCCGATCAGGCCACCAGCAGCTCCGCCATAACCCTTCCACGCCTCCTCTGCTGTCGTAGCGGTCCGAGAGGTGTATCCCGCTTTCAACAGCGCTTCCAGCAAAGCATTTTTCCCCTCCTCCTTGATCACCTCCCCGACTGTCTTCCAAGGTGCAGGGCGCTTGCCGATGTCTGTAGGCGAAGGGCCTGCATCTGCTCCGAGGGGATATGGTTCATTGGCCGCCGGGCTGTCTTTGCCGAACCCTCCCTTCAGCGTGTTCCAAGCTGGCACGGAAGGCCGTTTACCGATGTCATGAATACGCGCAACCGAGCCAATGCTCACCCCTGCCAGCAGGGCTTGCCCGGGCGAGCCCGGTGAGGCTTCAGTGGCCACCTGGGGAGCGGCAGTTGCTAGGGCGCCAACCTCACTCGCTACGCCCGGTTCGGGCTCAGGCGCCACGCGCTTACCTAACGCAGCCCCCATCTTGTCACCGAAGAAGCTGCCCACCACTTTCCCGTGGTCGACATGCTTGCCTATGTACTTACTCAAGGCCGCGCCGAGCGCACCTCCGGCAAGGCCCCCTACCGTACCTCCCAGCCCTTCCCCCCAGTCTTGCGCCGTCGAAGCGGTCGCTGCCGTGGTACCCACTTTCAACAGCGCATCAAGCCTGCCGTCTCGACCTGCCGCCCATGCGGCGCCAAGCGCTTGCGAGCGGCGTTGCCGGGCACTGTGGCCCGGCTCGGTCGAAGGCGCAGCATCAGCGCCCAGTGGGTAATCATCATGCTCGACAGGGGTAGGCCGCGCCCTGGAAGCGGCCCTTGATGAGAGCGGCCCGACACCAGCATTCATCAGGGCCGTCCCGTTGTGTACCAAGGCATCATCGCCCGTGCCATCGACAGGCTCTGCAATGGGCAAGGAAGCCGATTCGGCGTGCGTAAGCTGAGGCGCTCCTTGCCGCAACGCCTGCACGACGCGCCCTAGGATTCGGTTTTGATGACTGAACACTTGCGCGAGGTTGACCCGATCATGCTCAGGGCCGGAGCGTGGCTGTTGCGACGCCTGCGTTACCGCTGGTCTGTTCGCCATCCTGTTCTCCCTTTCACTCCGTGAGCCACCAGACCATGTCGTGGTACGCCATGGTCATGATTTCGCTCGCGGAAAAGTTCAGCTCCTTGGCCAGCCGCTTTGCTGCGGCCTTCTGCCGGGCCGGGTCAAAGTTCGTCGTCCTGCACCAGGCGAAAATAGCCGCTTTGCAGGCGGCTATAGTCCTTCAGCGCTAGGCCTTCGAGGTCCTTGATGCCGACCTCGGCCAGTGACGCGAACAGGTTCAACTCGCGCTGCTCGTCATCGACACCGCCGCCAGCCTGGGCATTGCGGATATCCCGCACGGTCGGCGCGCGCAGCGACAGGCTGTCGACTTGCACGCCATTGGCCTCACTGGCGCGGGACAGGCGGACAGTGACGCGCTCGGCGCTCAGGGTCAGCCATTGCGGATGCTTTTTCGCATGAGCCATGGTCGCCTCCTTACAGGCCAAGCGCAGCGCGCTGGGCGGCCAACTGGTCGACACCGTCGACCACACGTTTCATGCCCAGCGCGTCGATCTCGTAGACCAGGCGCCCATCGACTTCGAGCTTGTAGTAGGTCAGGCCGACGCTGTGCTTGATCTCGGCCTTGTCGCCGGATTTCCAGTCGCCCATGTCGATTTCCTTAAGCGTGCCGCGCAGGGTGACCACCACCGGGGTGATCTTGCCCTTGAGGCCCTTGAAGGCGCCACGGAAGGTGCCATTGAAGCCGCTGCCATCGGCCAGGCCGAAGAACTTCAGGGCCTCACGGCGCACGCCGGTGGTGGTGAAGGCGGCTTCCTGCTTCTCCATGCCCAGGTCCATCTCGACCGGCATGTCCATGCCGCCGGGGCGGTGCTCCTCCATCTTCAGGGTGAGTTTGGGCAGGGTCAGGCTGGGGACATCGCCCTGGAAGCTGACGCCATCGACGAACAGGTTCAGGTTGGCCAGGGTTTCGGGAATCATTGCCATGTAAATACGCTCCTTAAGCGGCGGAATCGAGGACTTCGGTCAGCCACTGGTTAGTGACTTCAACGCGGAAATTGGGGTTTTCGGCAGGCGGCACGTCGGTGAAGCGGATGTTCCAGTACACCTTGCCCTGCTCCAGCTGGCTGGCGGTGTTCAGCTCGGGGTCGGCGAAGACCTCGAAGTTGATGATCGCGCCCTGGTTCTTCAGGTCGCGCATGAAGGCCTGCAGGCCTTCGGTGACGTCCTTGACGTAGGTCGCGGTAATCGAGCGGTCAACCGCCCACTTATGCCCGTAGAGGATCGCGTCCATGACGATGTCCATCGTCCGCACACGGGTCACGAAGGCCCATTTCGGGTCGCTCGACAAGGTACGGTTGCCCCACAGGCGGAAGCCGTCGTCGCGGATGATGGTGGCGATGTTGGCGTTGTTCAGCAGGTTGGCGCGGCAGCTGTCGTCGCCGTCGAGGAACTCCACCGGGCGGGTGGTGCCGGTGATGCCGACGAACGCCTTGTTCGACGGCGAGGCCCAGAAGCCATACTCACTGTCGGTCCAGGCGAACAGGCCAGCGACCCAGGCCGAGCCCGGCGCGTCGACGGTGGCTTGTTCGCCGTTGTCCCAGTACTGCACACCCGGGTCGACCAGGAAGGCACGTTTGGCACCGAAGTTCTTGGCATAGTCGATGGCCGCCTCGTCGGTGGTAGCGGGGCCGTCGATGATGGCAATGCCGCGCAGCTTGTCAGCCAGGGCCACCAGTGCGGTGCCGACGGCCTGGGTAGCGCTGTGGCGTGGCGCCGCCAGCAGGCGTGGCTGGGTGTTGAAACGGCTCTTGCCGTCGAGCAGCGCCTGCAGGCCGGTGCGTTTGCCGTCGGCCTGCACCGTGCCGATGATCGCCGAGGTCTGCTCGGCGGCATCTTCGAGCTTGGCCACACCACAGGCGACGATCACCGCCTTGGCGCGGGTATAGATGGCCCGGCAGGCCTGGGTGATGGCCGCGTTCTCGCCGAAGGCGGCGACGGCTTCGCGCTCACTGGTGATCAACACCAGGTCGTTGGCCTTGGCCGTGACGCCAGCGCCTTCGGTGAAGGTGTCGACCAGGCCGATGATCGAGGACGACGGCAGCGCGATGCTGCGGGCGCCGGTGTCGATGTTGGTGACGGTGACGCCGTGGAAGAATCCACTCATGTATTTTTCTCCAGAGATAAGAAAGCCCCGCATGCGGGGTTTGGTGGTCCAGCAGGAATGAAAACGCCCCGTCGGTGCGGGGCGTTATGGCGTTTGATTAGAGACGCAGGGCGGGGGCTCCGGGCGGTGCTGAGCGTGAGGGAATTGCTCCGACGCCGGCCAGTCTCGTAAAGCCTTTCGATACTCCATGAGGGCCGCATACCCCGACTGGGTCAGCGTATTAACTGCCCCCAACTCGTTTTCATCTCGATGTCGCGCAACAAGATCGTCGGTAGAGCGCAGTTGAATGTCTCGCCAGCCGCGTTCTACCTCGGCCAGCCTGCTAAGCGTGGGTGCTGGAAGGTCTGTTAGCACGGGCGGATGGCATGAAAAATCGATTCTTTTGGTTTGGCCACTCACACCCTCAAGCAGTGCTTGATGAAGCGTTTTGGTAATTTCCTTGGCGTCTGCAGGAATCTGATCTGTCGTGTGGACCGCGCTGTCATAAAAAGCACGAGTACTGGCACTTGAATAGAGTGTGTTCATAGGAGTCCTTAAAAACCTTCTGCATACCATAAGCACGCTGCATTGACCGGAGGGTTCAACAACGGGGGGGAGCCAACGGCTATAGAACACAGGTTGAGTGCTTCGAAACTGCTATTACTTTGATTCCTGAACTGCCAGAAGGATCTAGTGACCCCACCTACCCCAGCGGCATCGTGTTCATTCAAGTGCGTGCAGCGATTTGGGAAGGCGATAGGAAAGGTCACGCCTACCACTGGCGAAGAAGGCGTGGCGATAGCGGAGCTGCCCCATTGAATAATCAAGCCACTCGGAAACCTATGGTACCCATTGCTGTTCACACCGCTGACCAGCCAAGGTAGCCGAGTGGCCTCTACGCCGCTTCCATCCATGATCCAGGTTGCTTCACCGTAATACCTGGCATCAACAAAAGTATCGGGCGGAATGATGATGGACTTAACCTGACCAACAGTAAGGCCCGTTTGGATTTTATCGTTACCCTGAATACCGATCGTTAGGTTTCCAGGGCTCCAGTTCTGTATTCGAACAACAGCCCCAACGGCGACGTTCACGCTTGCGCTATTAGGTAGTACATACCCCATGACATAATTGCCCCAGAAATGAACAATCCCACCAATGTGCGCCGCCGCGCCGGCCAACGTACCCGCGGCCGAACGCTGGGTTATACTCGAGTACTGCAGTCCTCGGTTCTGTACCCATGCAGTCGTTGCCAACTGATTAGTATTATTGAAATCCGCCGCAGTCGGCGCAGTTGGGGTCCCAGTAAGTGAGGGGTTGGCCAAAGGCGCCTTGAGGGTCAACGTGCTGTCTACCTGAGCCTTGGTATAAACATCCGTCAAACCATATCCCGCTACCGTAGTGGGGTTAGTAGCAGCGGTTATTCGGCCGTACTTGTCGGTTGTCACACTGCGGTAAGTACCCGCGGTCACGCCGCTTCGACCAAAGGCCATTTCATAGACCTGGGCACTAACGCCCAATGTGACTGGCCCATCAGTAACCAGTTGCCAGCCGCTGTCACCATTGACGGTGCCCTTCTCCACCAGCACAAGCAAACCTGGCGTGACCTTGGCGTCGGTATCGGCATCGCTGCTACGGCTCCAGGCACCTGCCGCAGCTTGATAGAGGCCGTTGTCCTTGACGGCGGTCTGGTTCTTCACCAGCACCCGCGCACCAGCAGTCAGCACCACCCCGTCAATCGTCTGTAACCCACTCAAGCTGATGTTTGCCGTGGTGGCCGCCATCACCGAATGCTTGAAATCCTGCCGCGCCAACTCTTCGGTCACCCACTCACGGGTCGCCAGAACCACGGCCGGGTCGATCTTCAGCTGCACATTACTGGCGCTGCTGACCACCAGGTTCATCCGCACCACCTGGGTACGCCCCGAGCCCTGGCTGAGCAGCGGTTTGTAGGTGGGCGCGCAATTGGCTACGGCGACCATGTCGCCATCGGCATCGTACAACGCGATTTCGCGGATCCACTTGCCGCCGACATCCGCAGGGATGACCTGCTCGGCGACGATGATCGCGCTGTTCTTGTCGTCCACCTTCAGCTGGTTCAACGGCGCACGGCGCCACTCGCTGATCAGGCTGGTCTGGGTGGCATTGGGCATCGGATCGGTGCCGTTGGCATCACCGATGCCCATCTGGGTGATTTTCCACGCAATGCCCAAGGCATCCGCGTTGGCTTGTTTCGCCGCGCCCACGTTGGTGAGGATGGCGTAGAACTGAGAAGTCTGGTCAACCATATGCAATGTCCAAGGTATCGATTGTGTGTTCGCGGCCACCACGGCCAATGGCACCGATGACCTCGATGTCACGCGGCGCCGGCGGGTAGATGTCGAGCTCGTCACCGTCCTGGATCGCGCAGCCGAAATGCACGGTGCCCTGGCTGTCCAGGCTGATGACTAGGCCGCTCAGGTGGCGGCTGACCGGCCGGGCGTCGTCGATCAGCGACGACAGTTCCTGGTAGGTGCTTTCGCTGATGCCGGCATCGGAAACGCCAATCTTCAAGGCGAAGGTGCCGGCCGGCGCAGGCGGTGTGGTTTGCCACCACTCCTCCACTTCGATCAGGTAACCGAACGGCTCCACCACCCGCCGCAGTGCGCCGAGGGTGCCTTTGTGGGCGTGGACGAAGAACGCCGAGCGGATCACCGAACGCTTGATCGCATCGCTCCAGTTGTCTTCCCAGCGGTCCACCGACCACGCCCAGGCCAGTTGATAAAGCAGGTGCGATGGGCAGGTGTCCGGGTTGTAGAGCTGGCGCAGGCTGACCTTGAGGTCTTCGTCGGCGGCGGCTTCGATGGCTCGCTCCAACGGTGTGCGGTTGAGCGGCAAGAGGCTATGCATGTCAGCCTCCTCGCTTGAGCGTGAAACCGGTGCACCAGGCCGCCTGCGCCTTGCTCGGGCGGATGTCGGCCCAGTTGCTCAGCTCAACCCGGCTGACGCCGTCGATATGCAATTGAGCATCGATACCCGAACGTGAGACCTCCACGCCCAGGCGTCGTCGGGGGTTGATCCAGGCCTCGAGGCGGCGCTGGCACTCGGCAAGGATCGCCTCGTATTCAGGGCCGCTGTCGGCCATGAACAGCACGGCGTCTATGCGGTACGGCAGCACCATGGCACTGCGCACGTTGAGCCGGTCGGCGACAGGGCGGATATCATCGTCATTGAGGTAGCTGGCCACTTCAGCGAGCAACGCCGTGCTGGCTGCGCCGTTGCCTTCCAGGCTCAGCACGGTCACATCCACCACTGCCGGCGACGGGCTTTCGGCGGTGGCGTCAGCCACCTGCCCCGAAGCGTTGCGGGCATGCAGAATGTAACTGTTGCGCGGGCCGGCGGTGGTCAGGCCTTCGTAGACCAGTTGCACCCGCTCGCGCAGGGCGTCGTCGGCTTCGAGCAGGGCCTCGGTGGGCGGCACGCTGGTCAGGTCCTCGGCCTGGATCACCAGGCGTTGGAGGCTGACATTGGCGGCCAGCTGGTCGAGGTCGCTGCCTTCGGCATAGCCCAGCAGCAGCGCCTTGGCCGCATCGTTGATGCGGGCGCGATTGAGCAGCTTGCGGTAGGCGCCGACCTCCAGCAGCTTGGTCACCGGGTCGCTTTCCAGGTTGGCGGTCCAGCCGTCGCCCAGGTACTCGCGGAAGGTGTCCAGGTCGGCCTGGTAAAGCGCCTCGTAGTCGAGGTCTTCGAGCAGTTGCGGGGCGGGCAGTTTCGACAGGTCGACCTGGCTCATGCGCTCACCTCCACCAGGGCATCGTCGCCCAGGTAACGGCCGCTCAGGGCCAGGCTGACCTGGCCGTCGAGCACGCCCACGACCTTTACCCGCTCCAGTTGCAGACGCGGTTCCCAGCGGCCCAGTGCGCGGGCCACCTCAGCCTGCACAGCGCTTTTCCAGCCTTCGTTGACCGGCAGGTCGACGAAACGCCGCAACTGACTGCCGTATTCGGGGCGCATGCGGCGGCTGCCCAGCGGTGTGGTGAGGATGTCTTCGATAGACTGGCGCAGGTGATCGATGCCGGCCAGTGGCTGGCCGGTGCGGCGGTCCATGCCGATCATGGCGCACCTCCGCTGGCCGCGCCCCGTTCATAGGTTTGCATGGCATTCTCCAGGTATGAAAAAGCCCGCATGGGCGGGCCTGGTTCAGTGTTTGTGGTTGGCCGTGTTGCCGGCGGTGTCGATGACCCGCCCGCCGCCATAGATATCGCCGCTGACTTGCAACGGGCCATCAACGGCTACGTTGCCGGTGAGCTTGATTGCCGCCGCCTGCAAACTGATCGCACCGTCGCTGACCTGCACCGTGCTGGCGCCGACTGTGATGGTGGCGCTGCCGCCGGGCAATTGGATGTCGTAATGGCTGGCCTGCCAGTCGTAGCTGAGCGAGCCACCATCGTCGAAACGCCAGATCTCGACATGGTCACGGTTGTCCGCCGCGCTGCCGGCATTGCCATAAAGGCCAGGGATGAAGGTGCCCTGGGCCGGTTCACCACTGGGGCACAGCAACACGCCCTGCTCGCCCAGGCTCGGTGCTCGCCAATGCCGGGCCTTGCCTGCGGCCAACGCATGCCAGCGCAGCCAGGCGCTGGTCCAGCCACTGCCATCGGAAACCCGCACCCTGGCCGCAGCAAGGTCCACCGCGACCACCCGGCAGGGGATCAGCAGGCACGCCAGCATGCGGTCATGCATTGCGCTGACGTAACTCATGCCAGGTCCTCCGGCGCGTGGTAACTGCCCTCATTACCCGGTCCGATAGCCGGAGCAAAGCCCAGCATCAGGGATCCTGGCGGCTGGTCTGGCCACTGCCAACGCGGCTCGCCGAGCAGCACCGGCTGGTCCCAGCGCACCGTCCAGGCGCTGCCGTCGAATTGCGCCTGGACATTGCGGGTGGCTTCGACGAAATCCAGCGCCCAGTGCTGCTGGCGCAACAGGTCCATCAGTTGCGCGGCCAGCAGGCTGCCCTGCAGGCGGGCTTCGGGGTTGGCGCTGTCGGCAGTGATGTCTGCCTCGAAGGTGGCGATCAGTACCGAACGCCCATCACGCGGCGCCGCATCGGCCGTCATGCGCACGATGCCATGGCGCAAGGCTGGCCGCTCAGGTGCATAGCCTACCGCTGTGTAAGCATCGACAGATGCCAGCTGCGGCATCGCCTCACGAATGGTTGCGGTCACTGCCGTCTGTAAAATGGCCAGTTCGCTCATGCCTATCCTCCTTATCGCTCGTCGCCTGGGGCGCTGTCGCGCAGCCCCAGCCGTCTGATCGCCCAGCGTTCGTACAGGCGCATGGCAACATCGGCCCCGCCCACCGCAGTCAGGCAACCCAACGCGCTGGCTGCCCAGATCGACAGGCCGCCGGCATACAGCAGCATGACCGTCGACACCCCGCAGACCACGCAGGCCCCGGACCGCAACACCAACCGCCGCAACAGCGACCAGCCGGTGGCCCCCGCTTTGTCGGCCCGCCACATTTCGCCGCTGAGGCCGCCCAGCAATGCCAGGACGATTACCAGCCAGAGCGGCATCTCCAGCAACGCTTGTTGCTCGTTCGTCACTGTCCTGTCTCCTGTGTGAAGCCTGCTGGCGGAGGCCAACAGGTGTTTGTGGATGCTCTGAATTTCAAATGACTCGGCATTCCAAAAAGCCCGGGTGTCAGGCTTTTCAGTAATGCGTTGTCGAACCGTCGGCCACGACTGGTGACGCCAAGCGGTTCCGCTTCAAATTGGTGATTCCGACCGCGGCCACTTGCCCGCCGGATAACTGATCGTGGTGCTTTACGCTGCGCACCCGGGCCAGTTGCCAACCCTCTGAACAGTTGAGGCCTGTTCATCGCTGCCTGTGTAACAACCGGTTTCCGTCCGGCTTGAGACACAGGCTATGCATTGATGCATATGCAGTCAATGCATTTCTTCGTATTTTTATGCATTGGATTTTGCTGTTATGCATGAAGCCCTTGTGCGGTCAGGCCTGTAGGGCTTTTCTACAGGCGAAAAAAAACCCGCCGAAGCGGGTTTTTGATGTGGCGTAACAGTCAGCGGGCGTACATGCCCCACCAGAACACATGCCCGAGCAGGCTGATCTGCTCCTCCTGCATCTGCTGGAAGCTGTAGTCTTCATCGGGGTGTTCATCACGGTTGAAGCTGCGCAGGCGGATGCCGGTGGGCAGCCGGTAAACCTGCTTCACCCGCAACTGGCCGTTGTGGTTGATGGCATAGAGGTCGCCATCGATGATGTCGCCGATCGAACACTTGCCGGTGTTGACCCCGACCGTCGCCCCATCGCGCAGTACTGGCAGCATGCTATTGCCACGCACGGTGACGCATTTGGCGTGGTCGAACTGCACGCCGTTATGGCGCAGGCTGCGCTTGCCGAAGCGCAGGCAAGCACGCTCGCTTTCCTCGATGACGAATCTTCCTGATCCTGCTGCCAATTCGACCTCGCGAAGAAAGGGTACCGACACCTCGTCGTCCTCGACGGGCGTTTCATCGTCCCACAGGCTGATATCGCTGAGGTCCGCATGGCCGTGTGCTGGCAGCGCGGCCTCGCGCGACGCGCCCAGTTCGGCACGGCCGCGCAATTGTTCGGTGCTGACGCCGAAATAGTCGGCGATCTTCGAGACATGTTTGTCCGAAGGGTCGACGATCTTCTCGGCGAGGATTCGAGACAGCGTGGATTGAGGTACGCCCGTGCGCCGGTGCAGCTCTGTGGGGGACAGGCCGTGGCGGTCGAGCAGTTCTCTGAGTACGGTGGCTACATTGCGTTTTTGCATAACGTGCATAATGCAGGCACGCCGCAGGAAATGCAATGCATCGCTGTGTTAATGCACGTCGCCGCGCTTGAGGCCTTCGCGAGCGATTGCGCCGAAGGCGTGTTCATCCTGCCGGCCCAGGCGCGGCAGCCCGTTCGGCCACTCACCCGACCAGTCGAAAGCGTTCAGCTGGCGCATGTCAATCGGGGCTGATCGGTCAGCACCCGGGTCACCGGCAGTTCACCCGGTTTGCTGCGCGACACTTGAGCACAGTGCTCAGCCTTGCGCCGCCTGCATCTCGGTGAAAAAGCCTGTACCATTGCCGGTTTCACAATCGCCAACCAGATCACCCGCTGTAAGGCCCTGAATGTCTGATCTTTCCGCACACACCCCGATGATGCAGCAGTACTGGAAGCTGAAAAACCAGCACCCAGACCAGCTGATGTTCTACCGCATGGGCGACTTTTACGAAATCTTCTACGAAGATGCGAAAAAAGCCGCGAAACTGCTGGATATCACCCTGACCGCGCGCGGTCAGTCAGCGGGCCAGTCGATCCCCATGTGCGGGATTCCGTTCCATTCGCTGGAAGGCTACCTGGCCAAACTGGTCAAGCTCGGCGAGTCGGTGGTGATCTGCGAACAGATTGGCGACCCCGCCACCAGCAAGGGCCCGGTCGAGCGTCAGGTTGTGCGCATCATCACCCCGGGCACGGTCAGTGACGAAGCGTTGCTCGACGAGCGCCGCGACAACCTGATTGCCGCGCTGCTCGGTGACGAGCGCCTGTTCGGGCTGGCGGTGCTGGATATCACCAGCGGCAACTTCAGCGTGCAGGAGATCAAAGGCTGGGAAAACCTGCTGGCCGAGCTCGAGCGCCTGAACCCGGTCGAGCTGTTGATCCCCGACGACTGGCCGCGTGACCTGCCGGCCGAGAAGCGTCCAGGCGCGCGCCGCCGCGCGCCCTGGGACTTCGACCGTGACTCGGCGCGCAAGGCCCTGTGCCAGCAGTTCGCGACCAAGGACCTCAAGGGTTTTGGTTGCGACAAGCTGACCTTGGCCATCGGCGCTGCCGGCTGCCTGCTGACCTACGCCAAGGAAACCCAGCGCACCGCCCTGCCGCACCTGCGCAGCCTGCGCCACGAGCGCCTGGACGACACGGTAATCCTCGACGGCGCCAGCCGCCGCAACCTGGAGCTGGACATCAACCTGGCCGGCGGGCGTGACAACACCCTGCAGTCGGTGATCGATCGCTGCCAGACCGCCATGGCCAGCCGCCTGCTTAGCCGCTGGCTGAACCGCCCGCTGCGCGACCTCAAGGTCCTGCAGGCGCGCCAGGACTCGATCCGCTGCCTGCTCGACGGCTACCGTTTCGAAAAACTGCAGCCGCAGCTCAAGGAAATTGGCGATATCGAGCGGATTCTCGCCCGAATCGGCCTGCGCAACGCCCGCCCACGCGACCTGGCGCGCCTGCGCGATGCCCTCGGCGCCCTGCCCGAGCTGCAGAACGCCATGTCCGAACTGGAGGCGCCGCACCTGGCGCGCCTGGCCGCCATCACCGGCACTTATCCCGAGCTGGCCAGCCTGCTGGAGCGGGCTGTGGTCGACAACCCGCCAGCGGTGATCCGTGACGGCGGTGTGCTCAAGGCCGGTTACGATAACGAACTGGACGAGTTGCTGGCGATCAGCGAGAACGCCGGCCAGTTCCTGATCGACCTGGAAGCCCGCGAGAAGGCCCGCACCGGCCTTGCCAACCTCAAGGTCGGCTACAACCGCGTGCACGGCTATTTCATCGAGCTGCCGACCAAGCAGGCCGAACAGGCTCCGGGCGATTACATTCGCCGGCAGACCCTCAAGGGCGCCGAGCGCTTCATCACGCCGGAGCTGAAGGCTTTCGAGGACAAGGCGCTGTCGGCCAAGAGCCGCGCCCTGGCTCGCGAGAAGATGCTCTACGACGCGCTGCTGGAAACCCTCATCAGCCACCTGGCGCCGCTGCAGGACAGCGCCGCCGCACTGGCCGAACTGGATGTGCTGAGCAACCTCGCCGAGCGTGCGCTGAACCTGGACCTGAACTGCCCGCGCTTCGTCGACGAGCCCTGCCTGCGCATCGACCAGGGCCGTCACCCAGTCGTCGAGCAAGTGCTGACCACGCCGTTCGTGGCCAACGACCTGGGCCTGGACAACAGCACCCGCATGCTGATCATCACCGGCCCGAACATGGGCGGTAAGTCCACCTACATGCGCCAGACCGCGCTGATCGTGCTGATGGCGCACATCGGCAGTTTCGTACCGGCGGCCAGCTGCGAGCTGTCGCTGGTCGACCGCATCTTCACCCGTATCGGCTCCAGCGACGACCTGGCCGGCGGGCGTTCGACCTTCATGGTCGAGATGAGCGAAACCGCCAACATCCTGCACAACGCCACCGACCGCAGCCTGGTGCTGATGGACGAGGTGGGCCGCGGCACCAGTACCTTCGATGGCCTGTCGCTGGCTTGGGCGGCTGCCGAGCGCCTGGCCCAGCTGCGTGCCTACACGCTGTTCGCCACCCACTACTTCGAGCTGACCGTGCTGCCGGAGAGCGAACCCTTGGTGGCCAACGTGCACCTGAACGCCACCGAGCACAATGAACGCATCGTGTTCCTGCACCACGTGCTGCCTGGCCCTGCCAGCCAGAGCTACGGCCTGGCCGTGGCACAACTGGCGGGTGTGCCGTCGCCGGTCATCCAGCGTGCCCGCGAACACCTGGGGCGCCTGGAAACCAGCAGCCTGCCGCATGAATTACCCGTGTCGAAAAAAGCCAAGGGCGAGCCACAAGCACCGCACCAGAGCGACCTGTTCGCCAGCCTGCCGCACCCGGCCATCGACAAGCTGGGCAAGCTGGACCTTGACGACATGACCCCACGTCAAGCTATCGAAATGCTATATCAACTAAAGAACCTGTTATAACGGCGCCCACTACAAGCTGGTAGAATCCGCCGCGGTTTGCTGGTGCTGCAGGTTATTAGCCTGGCCTGCAGCCACATACCCGTA